AATGGCATCGTCCAGCGTGCTGGTGAGCTGCGCCGCAAAATCCAGGTTGCACCACACCTGCGTCGTGGTGGTGTTGATGTCCTGCAGCCAGCGAGCCTGCTCCACCCCGTCCACCCACAGGCGCAGGTCGTCCCCATCCGCCTGCATTTTGCCGCCGCTCACCAGGGCAGCAGTGTCCAGGCTGTTGTTGACCACATCCACCGGGTAGCTGGCAGCCGCCACGTTTTTGCGCCAGCGGACGATCACAAATCGTTTGTAGCCGTAGCCGCCGGTTTTGGCGCTGGTTGGCTCAATGCTGATGACCGGATACGCGTCATCTTCGCCCGGGTTGGTGATGCTGGTGGTTTGCCCGGTAGCGGTGACGCTCCAGGTGTGCTCGGTGTTTGTGCCCGCGCGGAATCGGACGTCGCCGTCCAGCGTGAGCGTGAGCACAAACGCCCGCCCGGCCGCCGTCCCGCCCTCATCCAGGCGCGCCGTGGCCAGCACATACCGCTCGTTGCCGCCGTCATCGTCTGAGACCACCAGCTCGTGCGCCGTCTCTGTCTCCGGGTCACACGCCTGGTACAGCGCCACGCGGGCGGCTGCCCAGGGGTCCGCCCGGATGTACACGCTCAGCGTAATCGTGCGCGCCCCGCGTTGGATGCCCGCCAGGGCTGGCCAGCGCCGGTTGCGCGGCGAGAGCGTTGCACCCACGTCCGGCAGCCCGCTGTACGGCGACTCAATGACGGTCTCATACGTCGCATCATTGAGCGCCAGTGCGTTATAACTCACCACAATCATCGCCGCACCTCCAACCGCTGCAGCTCGTCTAACAGGCTGCGTTGATCCTGCACGCCGTGCAGGTGCAGCCCGCCGTAAATGGTAATGGCTTTTCCGCCGCCGCCCTGCGCTTGCTGCTGCGCCGGCGTCTGCACGATCACCCGCTCCCCAGGTGTGGCCATAAACTGCACAAGCTGGCTGTCTGTGCCGCCCGTGCCGCCCACGGTAAACGCGCCGCCCGTGGCAAACTCTTGGGGGGCGAATTTGGGGTCTTTGTTGGTTGGCGCGCCGGGCATCACCGGTACATCGCCAACCGTCTGGATTAGATAGCGGATGCTGTAATCGCCTGCCGGGGCAGAGGCTGCCAGCGCCACACGCTCTAACTCCGCAATCACCAGGTCAAATGATTTGCCGTTTGCCAGGTCGGTCAGGCTCTGGTCTACTGCCAGTGTCGCTGTGCGGGTTTCCTCGTCAATCAGCCCCCATTTTTCCGCAACTTGGGTGAGCAAATCCAGCTCTGCGCTGGTCAGCTCGTCCAGCGCTGCCCGCTGCACCAGCAAATCAAAAACGATCTGCTTGGTTGCCAGCTCGTGCTCCTCCGCCTGTGTGCGGATTTGCCCGATCGTTGCATCGTACTCCGCCTGCAAATCGTCCAGTTCCTGCCGTTGTGCGCTTGTCAAATATTTGCGCTGCTCCAATTTGATAATCTGGTCCCGCAGCTCGCCCGCCCGGTCATAGAGATCACGCTGCTGCGCCTCAAAATCCTCCAGCGCTGGACCTAGCTCACCGTCTACAAAACTCTTGAGATCATCCAGCGACACGGTGACATCGGTCACTGCGCCCGTGACGGCTGGCAAATTCGTCTCCGCCACCTCCGTCAGGATGTGGCTCCAGCCGTCCATTGTGCCGGCCGCAGCCCGAACCGCCTGCTCCTGCTCGTAGGTGACGCGCAGGCTTTGCCCGGTGGCGAAATTGTACAAATCGGTGGCGCCGATCAGCCAGCCCTGGGTTTCCAAATATTCTTCCCAGGTCAGGTTGGCGTCCATTGCCGCCACCCGCTGATCTTCCAGCGCATTTTTGAGCGCGATGGTGACGCCCACCAGTCCGGTCAGGTTTTTGATACCCTGCTGGGCAATGTCCACAAACCAATTGGCGGCCGGGAGCAGCATGTTGCCCAGCGCCACTTTGAGATCCACCACAGAGGCTTCCAGCGCCCGCTGGCGGTTGGCAAACCCGTCCGCCGTGCGAATCGCATCGCCCTGGGCATCGGTGGTGCCCGCCAGGGTGATCGCTAAAATGGCGTTGGCTTTGGTGGTGGCGTCCATCGCGGCTTTGCCATCCCACAACCCGTTTTCGAGCGCATAGGTTTTGATTGCCGCATCATTCGCCACCACGCCATATTTGCGCAGCGTTTCCGTGTTGCCCACCATGGCTGATTGCAGGTCGTTGATGACGTTGGCGGTGTCCAGGTTGTTAAAACTCGCCAAATCCGTAGCCAGCTTGACCAGCTCTACGGACAGATCCGCCGCCTCGTCGCGGGCAAACCCCAGGGGTACAAACGTATCCTGCAGCGTCGCCGCAAACCCCGCCAGCTCATACTGCGAGCGCCCGGCAGCGCTGCCAAAATCCTTTAGCGATTCCATGACCGCCCCGGCGCTGTCGCGGAAGACCACGTTAAATTTGCTCATGGTCTCGCCCACGTCGCTGGCTGCCCGGATGCTGTCCAGCGCAAACTGTTTGAGCTGCGCGCCAGCTATCGCCACGACCCCCGCTGCTGCCAGGCGTTTAAATGCCTGGTTGATTGCCTCGGTTGCCGCCGGAATTTTCTTTTTGCCGGTTTCGTCCGTCTCTTTCCCGGCGCCCTTCATCGCTTTGATGTACTCGGCAGTGTCGGCGTTAAGCCGCACCACCAACTCTGCAAGCTGCGTTTCCGTGGTCATGGCTGCGCGTCCTTATTGAGCAGCGCCCAGTTTTTAAATTCCCAGTAGAGCTGCTCAGCGGTTTTGGCAGGCTGGGCGCCCGCGACAATACTCTCCGGCATAAAATCTGCCGGGCGGGCTGGGGATGCGCCGCGCTGCCGGTGGATGTTGGCGAGCACACTGGCGATCATGCCCGACCGCCAGAAATCTGCCAGCGCGCCGAACGGCTCAATACTGGCGTATGCTCGCCAGTCATCGAGCACGCTGGCCGGGATGCTGTCCAGCATCTCGTACGGGTTTGCCCAGCCGAGTTCGAGCGCCAGGCGAAAGTAAAAACGCAGGGCTGGCTCATCTATGAATTTTTTTTTGCCGCGTCGAGCTGGGCATCATCTGCCACAGCCCGCTCGTCATCCAGCAGCCCGCTGACCACCAGCACGACATTGGCCATCCGGCGCAGGGCAGGCTCCAAATGCCCAGGCAGCGCGTCCACCTCAGCCAAGCTGAACGCCGGTTCCCCGCGCCCGGGTCCGGGGTCGTCCGTGGCGCACATGGCAATGAGCAAATGCGCCGGGAATCGCACCTGGTTGCCGGGCAGCACCTCAGTGCGCTCGTACACCTGGCGGCGTTCTGCCGCGGTGAGCTCACGCAGGTACAAATAGGCATCCGCGCCAAACTCCGGCAATTCTACCCGCTGCCGGCGGTAGGTCATAATTTGAGCCTTGTCAATGGGCATACGTCTCCTCCAGGTGGCTGTACGGCGGCCCGGTCGCCGTACAGCCGGGTGTCAAACTGTGCAGGAGGGGGACACAATGACCATAATCTCCGAGCGGTCATGTCCTCCTGCGGTTGTAATGATATTACGTGATGGTCGGCGCGCCGGTCGGGTGGATCACAATGTCCGCCTCGACAATGCCCTCCTGCGTGCTCATGCGGTCAATGCTCTCCACAAACGCCGAGAACGACATGACCTCATCGCCCTGCGGGTCCTCCACGGACCAGGTGACGGGCGTGCTGCTGGAAAATGCCGTCAGAATCGCCGCATGGGTTGCCGCATCCGCGTCCCAGGCAACTTTGACGGTGAACGGCTGGAGCCGCTTTTTGCCGCTGTCCACCGCGGTGTAGTAACCGCTCGTGGCGTCGTGCCCGGTGCTCTCCGCCAAAAAGCGGAACTGCTGGGGGAATTTGCCGTCCCGCAGGCTAATGACCAGCGTCAGCGTGGTGCTGATGGTGATTTTAAGTTTGAGGCCGAAGCCTCCCTGTGCTGCCATAGTCTAACTCTCCTCGTGGACAATCAAGAAGTCAACCCGGACTGTCCACCGGTCCGGGTCAAGCGAGTAACCGTCTATCATGTTCGACAACCGGGCGCTCATCAATACGCCCGGATCGCCCCGATAGCCATTTAAGATTGTCACCAGCGCCTCCGCCAGTTGTTTGGCGGCGGCGTAGGTCGTCCCGTCACAGTCAAACTGCACCCGGCTTTGGCTGATGCCCGTGGCGCCATCGTGCGCCACAAACGAGATGCGGCTGATCACCTGGTACGCCGCGGCCGGCAGGGCAATGTCCTGCGGGATAAACACCGGGTACAGCCGGGCGCTGGCCAGGTTGCTAAACCCAGCCGAGCCGGTGATCAGGCTGTACAGCGCCGATTCCAGGTTGCTCATTTTCCACCCCCGGCGATCTTTTCAATGCGCTCCAGCAGCA